GAAATTGAACAAGTCAATGCAGGAATTGATATGTTTGATAAAGTACTGGATAAAGTAAACTGCAAGGAACGTTATATTCTTGCAGGAAATCATGATGAGTGGTTAGATCACTTCGTAGGCAAACATCCGTACTTGAAAGGATATAAGTTTAAAGATGCATGTAGATGGATAGAAAGAGGTTATAAATACTACCCTTATAATAAACCATTAAAGCTTGGTAAGGTAAATTTTATTCACGGTGCTTACGCTACAACGTATCATGCTAAAAAACACTTAGAGGCTTATGGTTCCAACATAGTCTATGGACACACTCATGATATTCAAAGACATAGTCTTACTAAACTGGATTCAGGTACTATAGCAGCTTGGTCTATGGGATGTTTAAAAGACATGACACCAAAAAAGAATAAATGGCTAAAAGGACGACTGCATAATTGGAATCATTGTTTTGGAGTTATCAGTTTTTTTGATAAGCCAAAAGGAAACTTTCAAATAGAACAAATTGAAATACTGAATGGACAATGTTCATTCTGGGGTAAGCAATTCAATGCCTAAGAAGCTATATCAAATAAATGATTTTAGTGGTGGTTTAAATACATTAAAAGATCCTGCAGATATAAGTGATAACGAATGTAGCACTGTTCAGAATATGATGTTCAATATTCAAGGATCTTTACAACCTGCATATAGCATGACAAATTCATCTACTAATAAGGTAGCTGATTATAACAATGCTACAATTACGACTGTTCAACCGGGATATGGTCTTGGCTATTTTGAGACCGATCATAATCGTGATCCTGTTGTTGTGACAAAAACTACTAGTATAGCAGGTACTTACACCATAGCTGATGGAAATATTAGTGGTGGTACTGCTAGAACTGGATTTGCTGTATACCAACACAATACAAATAATAAATACAGAGAAATTGAATATTTGGTAAGTAATAGCTCACAAGACCTAGCAACTTCATTTCCAGTTGGAACATTATTGAAGATCGAAGGGGATAATATTGCTGGCAATGGAATTTCTGTAGACGGATTAGGTTTTTACTATGTTGTTCAACATAATGGAAACAATATCGTTGTCGATAGAGATATAAAAATGACCCTCGATTCCACTACTGCAAATTTTTGGGGTGGAACGTTAACAGGTACTACAGTAGGTGATAAATTGTTGTTACTTGCAAATCCTGCAGATCACAAAATAGACGTGTACTCTACAAATTCAGCAGGTACCAAATGGACTAACGATGCAATAACTCTTAGTTCTTCAGCTAGTAGCATAGCTTCCAAGGTAAAGTATTATAAAGTAGAAGACGAAATAAGATGTTGTGACACATCGGAAAACAATGATTGCAAGATACAATGGTATGGCTGGGTGCAAAGAAGACATTTTCAAGGATGCAATAGAACAACAGATTCTAATTCATATACATCTTTCTATGCTAGGGATAATGACTTGGCAAAACCTACAGTAGGTCATGTTTCTTCAAGTACTGGTACTGCAGGAACCTTAGCTAAGTATACTTTACAGTCTTCTGATACGTATCAGGCTTTAACTGCTGGGCAAGGGTTCAATGTAAACATTGCAACAGAAACTGACCAAGAGGGAGTTATATCAAAAGGTATTTATGAGTTAGCACAGACCTTTATCTATGATAATAATCAAGAATCATTACCAAAATTATATTCAAATACACATACAGTAGCTGAAGCCAATGACCTAAAATCTCTTTCTATTAACATTAGTACTGCAGGGCCATATGACCCAAGGATCTCTGGTGGCAGAATATACATAAGAGAACAAGGTAAAAACGAAGAATGGGTCATGTTGTTGGATATTAATTTAACCAAAGGATGTAGATTGAAGTTTTCAGATGATTACTCAGCTTGGGATAATGCATTCTACGCTCCTACTGCTACCACAGGAAATAACAGTGACTATATTACAAATGTCACTGATCTTAGTAAGATAGTGGCAGGTATGTCCATATCTGGTGGAAATATTCAAGCAGGTACTACAGTCTCTCAGCATAATAATGTCGATACGCTCCTATTATCTCAAGCTACTTCAGGCACTGGAGCTTCAGGAGTAGCTCTTAGTATTCAAGGTTCTTTTTACTCATGCCCTGATTACAATCAATCTGATAATAATTTTCGTTTAAGAGAGTTTGGTCTATTGACGTATGAGATACTTAATGGTTTTTCATCAAATATATTTAGTCACACTATTGGAGATCAGGGAGAGTATTGGAAAGACTCGGTCATTTCAAATAATAGAGTTTTCATATGTAATGTAAGTTTAAAAGATGAGAATACGGGTTTAAGCAAAGAAGAATCCACTACAGTGAATTACCCAGATAGAATCATGTATTCAATGCCAAATAGATACGATACTTTTCCTTCTGTGAATTACATAGAAGCAGCTAAAGGGGATGCTGATTCATATATAGCATTAGAGTCATATGCTGATAGACTGCTTGCGTTTAAAAGTAAAAGCCTAGATATCATAAATATATCAGGTGATGACCGTAATTGGTTTTTAGAAGATAGCAAAAAATACCAAGGAGTAGCTCATCCAGAGGCAGTAAAGAAAACTCAATATGGAATTGTATGGGTCAATAAACAAGGATTGTTCATTTACGATGGTTCATCGATACGCAACCTAACAGAGGCAAAGATCAAGGATAGTGATTGGAGTTCGCATGTAGGCGAATTCACTGGAATCATTTATGATGAACAAGAATCAATGGTCTTCATTATTAATAGTCTTGATAATAATGGCGATGCTTATATGTGCGATCTTAAGGTAGGTAACTTTACTTACATTAAAGATTTTGTACTAGATACGTATGACGGATTGACAAATTCAGTAGACACTGATAGTAATAATACATTTATAGCTCACGATAGTAACTCTGCTATTGATATCTATCAATTAAATAGAACACCTGCTGCAAATACACAGACTAAATTTTCAACAAAGATGTTTGACTTTGGAAATATTCATCATGTAAAGAAAATATATGCTATTTATGTCACTTATAAATCTAGTGCTGATATAACAGACACCTTTACTTTAGTTGAGGAAGATGGAAATTCTCATGATTTAGGTGTAACTATTCCTGCTGAAACAAACAATTGGACTAAAATAAAACTTACACCACAAACACCCGTGGTTTGCAATAAAGTATCTCTAGTATTTTTTACAAATACCACTTCTTCAAAAGTGTACATCAATGATATATCTTTTGAGTATAGAGTACTTAGTAAGAGAGGTACATAATGGATAGAGTATCTCGTTCTATTCAAAATAAGAAACAAGACAAGATACGTGTTGTGAATACTCAACCATCTATTCAATCCATGAGAGATGGTGAAGAAGTATTGTACTTTACAAATCGTGGTGTCTTAAGAAGATACAGAAAAGAACGTGGTAAGCTATGGATTTCTGATATGACACAAATATAATAACTAGTGAAAAACATTTTATAATAACATCAGCATGAAAAGTAATAGTAAAAATTTAATAGGAGTTTAGTATGGGAATGGAACAATTGTATTTGACACAGCAAATGAGAGAAACTGAAAGGAATCTTGAAAATGTTATGAGTAAAGAACAAAAAAGACGTGAGCGTGGTGGATTGTTCAGTTCTGTTCTTGGTGGGATAGGAGGTCTAGGTGGTGCATTATTACTGGCTCCCATGACTGGAGGTATGAGTTTATTAGGAGCTGCTGGTACAGTAGGCTTAGGTGCTACTGCTGGTTCTCTATTAGGTTCTAGGCTAGGCTTAGAGTTAGGGGATGGTAAACGATCTGATTCTCAGCCATTAGGAATGAATAAAAGTGTTGTAACTGGTAAACAAAAAGAGTTTGGTGATGATGTAAAAGATAGATACAGAAGAAATGTAAATGACTTCCAAGATACATTGAACAATAGAATATTATCATCTGCTATAAATACAGGCATTAAATCTGCAGCATTCAATTATGCAGGAGGAGCTATGAACAAGCCTACAATGGCAGATGGTACAGTTATAGATGCATCTGGCAATGTAGCAGATATACCTAAAGCTAACATAGCTGGAGCACAAGCATATCAACCTGCAGGTATGGGAGCATCTTCTGATTCATTATTACCTGCTTCTAAAGCTTTCCAAGCATCAGCAACGAGTCAGCCTAATAATCTTTTGAATGTTGTTAATTCAGCTAATGCTATGGACGGCTTAGGGCCACTTTCCAATCGAGCTTATGATAATGTAGTAGTGCCTCAATCTAATCCATTTATACCAAATAGCATGAAGAATATTGGAAAATTTGATTTGGGATATACACCAACGATAGATCCTAATAATTATACGAATGCATTAGCAAAAGCAAATGCAATGAGGTCTCAGGGATTAATGGTACCTCAATCGGTTCCTGTTCCAGAGCCAGTAAGTCCTGTTGGATCTCCGGGAATGGGATACAATCAATTTATTTTTAACCCATTTAATTAGGAGTAATTAATGTCACACACACCTTATCATTATGATTGGAACACAACACCTTCAGGTAATCCACCACCTGCAGATATGTCTAGTCCAGAAGGGTTCATGCGAGATTTTGCCAATGTTAACATTCAAAATTTAGAAGACGATGCTAGAATATTCTTACCAGACTCAGGTCAGATGCAGAATAATATTGCAATGGCACGAAATAGTTTTGGTAATGATATATATGGTCAACAATTATCTGGTCAAGATAATCTATTAAATATGACTAACGGTCTAGGATTGAATAGTATGCCAGAAGGATTTGGTAGAAGACAATCTAGTATTACATCTGGATTAAGGGATTTAAATCAACAATATCAGTCAGGATTACAGCAGTCCATGGCAGGGTTTAGGTCAGATGTTCTTGGAGAGCAATACAGATATCAAGACACATTGACAAGTGCATTAGGAAACTTAATTCAATCTGGTGAACATGATAGTTTAAAAGTGACGCCAAATGGCTTAAATAACGATAATTACGGTGCTCCACAAAATCCACCATCAAGCCAGTTTCCCAATTTAGGTTGGGTGCAAAAAGGCTCTGATGGAAATGTATATATTTGGAATGGTAGTAAATGGATTTCAAATGGTGGTTAGTAGGTAATTAGATAGTAAAAATAATTAATAGGAGTTTAAAATGGCAGTAGACCCAGCTTTAGTAGGTTTTGATGCAGTAAATACATTGCAAGACACATTACTTAATTACGTAATGGCTAATAGAAGAATGGAACAACAGAATAGACAATTCAATACACAGATGAGGCTTCAGCGTGACCAGTTTGAAGAAGGTCAAAGAAGGTATGGTATTGATTTTGATGAAAATCAAAGAAGGTATGGTATCAATACTGGCTTTAAGGAAAGAGACGAATCTCGTTTAATTGAAGATAGAGCTGATTACAAATTAAGGGAGAAGGCAGGAGCTGATACCTTTAGAGCCATTGCAGACGTAGAAAAAAGTAAAAGAGAGCGATCTAAGTACGACAGAGACTGGAATGAGTTTTACAATAAACACAAATTACAAGACTCAGGCCTATTAGATTTGATTCCGGGCGGTAGGAAAAAAGAAAAGGAGAATTTAAAGCTAGCCTTTGAACAGGGTTCTGAACAAGACCCTCAATGGATGAGTAGTTTATTAAGGGAGCCAATAGATTCTCAATTCAAGTCTTATGGAACAAGACCTGAAGTTCAGATACCAGAAATGCAACCTTATCCTTTTGTTCCTCAATACGCACCAGAGTTGTTACAAACTCAAAGGTCTTTGAATCCAGAGAACTTGTTTTCGTTAAGGAATGAGCAATTAGTGAGAAATATTTTAAATAAATAGGAGGATACGATGGATCCTACAATGGTTATTGAATTAATAGAGGCATATAATAGAAACCCAAATAGGTATACAGATGAGGAAGCAGAGTTCATTGCTACCTTATCTCAGGCTATAGGAAGAGATTTCAATAGAGAGAGCAAGCCTATTAGAAAAGGATTATTCGATATGGTTGATAGTGCTACACTAGGATTAATGCCTGATAGTTTAAGACCTGTATCAAGAGGCGATAGTGTATATGGGGAATCTGATAGTGAAAAGTTTGCTGGGTTTCTTGGAGAAATGGCTGGAGGTACTGCGTTAGGTGCTGGAATAGGCTATGGTGCTATAAGAGGAGCTAGAGGTATTGCCTCTAAATTCAGAGGCGGTGTAAAAAGTGGGGGTACAGGAGGTCAATCTAACAATTTACTTAACCTGACATCTGGAACTAAAAATAAATCAACTAAACGTTTAAACCCATATTCTAGTGATGACATAGATATAGAAATAAGAAGATTGGAAAATATGGCTGACATGGGAGACTATTATGCTTATGAACAATTAGATGATTTATACAAATATAGAGATGGTTTTTCTGGAAATATCGACTACAGAAGAAGATTTAACTTTGGTCGATATGATAATATTGATCGCAGACTAGATGAGCTACCTTTTTAAATAAATGGCATCACAATACGAATCTTATAAAGTACGTGAGTTAGTAACAGCGTATAGGTCAGACCCTACCATGTT